TAATGGATAAACTCACCTTTAAGGAGTGGTCTGTTCTCTCTGACCTAGAAACCATTGCACCTCTTGGAGAGGACTTTGAGTTTTCTATGGCTCGTGGAGAACTTAAGACTGCTAAATCAGCAATCAACAGATTGATGCGTCATCTTAAAGGCGAAGGTGATTTAGAAGCGTGGGTGCAGTCTAAGATTACTAAGGCATCTGAGTATCTTGATACTGTAGCAGATCACATGGATGGTGGCGAAGATGATACTGAAAAGAAGGAGGTAAAGGAAGGAAAAAAGTCTGAGTGCGATTGTGATTGTGGACAGGATCCATGCGTAAAGTGTGGGAAGAGTCACCATGACATTAAGGAAGAAAAAGACTCTAAAGAAATGAAGTCATGTCCAGAGGGAAAGTACTGGTGCATGACAGATAAGAAGTGCAAGAAAATCCCTAAGGGTTGGCACGTAATGAAGAGTGGTTACCTTATGAAAGATAAGGAACATGAGGAGGAAGAAAATAAGAATGGTAATGGAAATGGTGAAGGTTCAGAATCAAATGGTGGCGGGGTAAGCGAAGGTTGTGGTAGTACACACGAAACCAAAAAGAAAAAGAAGAAGTTATCTGAAATGATCTCCACTTCTTCAGTTACTGGTAGAAGGTTCAGAGATATTTCTAGTAAAGAAGATCAGGAACAGTTGGAAAAAGAAAAAAATAAGAGAAAGAAAGAGAGATCCGAAAAGTATAAAGCTCACCTAGAAAAACTTCGTGGTGATACCAGAGAGAAAGGAGTTCGTTTCTACGATAAGAAAGGATCTGGTTATATTAGAGACGGTAAGAAGGTTTATGATGAATCTGCAAAATTAGATGAAAAGTGTTGGGACGGATATAAACAACTTGGAATGAAAAAGAAGGGAAAGAAAGTAGTTCCCAATTGTGTGAAGGAGGATTCTATTGATGAAAACAAGAGTGGTGATAGTTCTTTGCGTGACTGGTTTACTAAGAGTCGCGCTTCTGATGGCACCCCTGGTTGGGTTCAACTTGGTGGTAAATACGCAGGAAAACCCTGTGCAAAACAACCAGGACAAACCACAAAACCAAAGTGTGGTTCCAGCAAAATGAAGGCAGACCTCTCCGATAAGGAAGAGGAAAGAGCATTCCGTCGTAAGAATCAGGAAGACCCAAATCCAGATAGAAAGGGCAAGGCCAAGATGGTAGCGACTGAAGAAAAAGATGCATGTTATAAGAAGGTGAAGTCTCGTTATTCTGTATGGCCTTCTGCATATGCATCTGGTGCTCTAGTTAAGTGTCGTAAGGTTGGTGCAAAGAACTGGGGCAATAAGACTCAGAAAGAAGGTTATGAGTTCTCTAACTGGAGAGATGGATTCAAAGCAACAGAATATGAGTTTACTGATCTAATTAAACCAGGACAATTGACAACAGAAGATTATCAAAAATTACAGTCAACCGGTAATATCTTTACTATAATGTTAATGTGGAGAGGTAAGACTTATCGTTTACAACTATTCTTTGCTGGACCAAAGAGACCGTCAAGAGAAGAGGTAAAAGACCAAATTCAAAAGTTCTACCCAGGTGGAGTCTTAACTCATTACTATCCAAGTCCATCTGATCCATCTCAACCAATTGTAGTTATTCAAGGTAAGTAAAATGAACCCTTCCGATATTGAACTCTCTGACATCAATAAAATGTTAGTCTATGAACAACAGGCAAGGGACATAGATAAATTAGATAGAGAGGAAGCAATTAATTTTGCAAAGGCCTATTTAAAATTATATCTCAAACAACAAGAGGTAGTTGCAGATTTAGCTAGAATGTGATTTTATGAGTGATCAGGTATATCTTGGTAATCCCAATTTAAAAAAAGCGAACGTACCAGTTCAATTTACACAAGAACAAGTACTTGAGTTTATCAAGTGCAAAGAGAATCCTGTGTATTTTGCACGTAACTATATCAAAATCGTATCTCTTGATTATGGTGAAGTGTCTTTTGACATGTATCCATTTCAGGAAAAGTTAATTAATAATTTCCACGAAAATAGATTTAATATCTGTAGAATGCCTCGTCAGACAGGTAAATCTACCACTTGTGTTTCATATTTGTTACATTATGCGGTTTTTAACGACAATGTTAATATAGCTATTCTAGCGAACAAAGCATCAACTGCACAGGATCTTCTTAGTAGATTACAATTTGCATACGAGAAACTGCCAAAGTGGATGCAACAAGGTATTGTATCATGGAATAAACGTTCTCTAGAATTAGAAAATGGTTCAAAGATTATCGCCGCGTCTACTTCTGCATCTGCTGTCCGTGGCGGATCGTACAATGTCATCTTTCTGGACGAATTCGCATTCATCCCGAACCACATTGCTGATGACTTCTTTGCCTCTGTATATCCTACTATTTCGTCAGGTAAAAGCACGAAGGTCTTAATTGTTTCTACCCCCAAGGGTATGAATCACTTCTATCGCATGTGGCACGATGCGGAAAGAGGTAAGAGTGAATATATTCCAACAGATGTTCATTGGTCTGAAGTTCCTGGTAGAGATGAGAAGTGGAAACAACAGACTATTGCAAACACATCTGAACAACAGTTCAAGGTTGAGTTTGAGTGTGAATTCCTAGGATCTGTTGACACTCTTATATCTGCACCAAAATTACGTGCGATGGTTTATGAAGATCCAATCAAAAGGAATGCCGGATTGGATGTTTATGAAGAACCACAAATTGATCATAATTATGTACTTACTGTAGACGTTGCTCGTGGTGTAGAGAAAGACTATTCTGCATTTACCATAGTTGACACAACGACGTTCCCATATCGTTTGGTTGCAAAGTATAGAAATAATCAAATAAAACCAATGCTTTTCCCAAGCATTATTAAAGATCTTGCAACTGCATATAATAAATCGTATGTCTTAGTTGAAGTAAATGATATTGGCGAACAAGTAGGTCAGATTCTACATATGGATTTGGAATACGATAATGTTTTGATGTGTACAATGCGAGGTCGTGCAGGTCAATTAGTTGGTCAAGGATTCTCTGGTAAAAAATCCCAAATGGGTGTAAAGATGTCTAAGACTGTAAAAAAAGTTGGATGCATGAATCTCAAGACATTACTTGAAGATGATAAATTAATAATCAAAGACTACGATATTATTAGTGAATTGACAACATTCATTCAAAAATCAAATTCATTTGAAGCGGAAGATGGATGCAATGACGACCTTGCGATGTGTTTAGTCATATTCTCTTGGTTAGTAATGCAACCATACTTTAAAGAGATGACGGACAATGATGTTCGTAAGAGAATATATGAGGAACAAAAGAATCAGATTGAACAGGACATGGCTCCTTTCGGATTTATATCAGATGGTTTAGATTCAACTTCTAGTTTTGTAGATGAGGATGGGGATAGGTGGCATGTTGATGAATATGGTGATATGCAGTATATGTGGGATTATAGATAATGGACATTGAAGGTCAGTTTGAGGTAGAACATTTATATCTTACAGAAAGACGTTGTAGAGTTTGTGGAATAACAAAAGATCTTATAGATGGTTTTTATCTAACAAGGAAAGACAGAGGACCAGTTGCATCTTCATATGCATATGAATGTAAGGACTGTACGAAAAAAAGAATTGTAATCAGTAGAATGACCAACGCAGTATTTGATAAGTGGGAATATCCTGACTGGTAGGTTGTTCACGTCTAGTTTCCCCAATATAAAGTTAGCAATTACTAAATATTTGTAGTCAAGTTGAATCTTTTTCAGAGGGAAAGACATGTCGCTTAATCTAGTATCCCCCGGTGTAAAGGTCAGGGAAGTTGACCTAACTTTAGGTAGAATAGATGTATCCAACGATCAAGTCGGTGCTATCGCTGGTCCATTTGCACAGGGTCCAGTTAATGTTCCTGTACTAATCGAAAGTGAACAGGATCTATTAAATACCTTCGGTAAACCACAAGAATCTAATGCTCAGTATGAGTATTGGATGTCAGCAGCATCATACCTATCTTACGGTGGAACTCTCAGAGTCTTAAGAACTGATGACGATAATCTGGTAAATGCACACTCTCCAGTTGCATCACCAGCAAGTCTAAAAATCACCTCTGCGGAAGACTACCAAAACAATTATCTATCACCAACAGATTGGACCTTCGCAGCAAGAAATCCAGGAAAGTGGGGAAATGGATTAAAGGTATGTGCAATCGACGCAGCTGCTGATCAAAGAATTGCGATCGGAACATTTGGAGTAAGTGTAGGATATGCAATTACTTGCGGAATCATCACTTCATACGTAGATACTGCAGGAAACGTTGGAGTATTCACTGGAGTTGTTAAAGGTGTTATTACCGCAGTTAACAAAGGAAGTATTGACGTAAAGATTGTAAGTAGAAATGACAACTCAACTGGAATTTCAACTGCAGTAAATTACGAAGAGAATGGTTTAAATAGAATCAAAGCAGCATCTCAAGGTGGAACTGGTGCTTACTACCAGATCTTCAACAACGTTGGAACTGCTTCTTCAATCGAGAAGTGGAGATCCGAAAACGGTGCAACTGTTGGTCTTGGTTCAACAGCGATCACAATCGACTCAAGATATAGTCTAGCTGATGTTTCTGTTGGTGATCTAATTCAATCACTCAACAGTGCATTCAAGGCAAGAGTTACTGGTATTTCTACTGGACTCATTACTGTAGATTCTGGATCTCCAGTTTCTTATGCATCTACAACTTTAGTTGTAACTTATACAAGAAACGCTCTTGATGGAACAGAGTCATACGGTGAAGGTCTATATCCAACTGTAGAAAGAAACCCAGTTCTTGATTGGTATGATCAACAAACCCTAGGTTTGGACAATTCTACAGTCTACTGGAAGACTATTGCACCAAAACCAGGTACTTCACAGTATACCTCGGCAAGAAATGGCAAGAACGATGAAATGCATATCGTTGTTGTTGATGATTCTGGATCATTAACTGGAATTTCTGGCAATCTTCTAGAGAAGTATACAAATCTATCTAAGGCTACAGATGGTAAGGTTTCTCCAACAGAGAATATTTACTATAAGACAATCCTTCAGAATAATTCTAGATATGTATATGCTGGTGCAGTAGATTCACTACTATCACCATCATTCACAACCCTAGATGGATGG